GAGCAAAAAAATTCAACAGACAACACGGCCGGCTGGAAAACCGTCAACAGCCCATGCACTACCGGATTACAAACTGACAATGGTGGTGCATTTGGTTTGTGGCTTTGGCCCTCCGCTGCTTTTGGTGGAGCCGGCGCCGCCGAATACACCGCTTCACTAGGAACTGGTTCGTTGGCTGCAGTATGGTATTTGAACTCAGGATCTACAATATTACTTAGTGGTGCTCTGTACGGAGATGACAGTGATGTCGGTCCAACCGGACGTGTCGCCCTCACCGCTGGTGTTGGACAAGTTATTGTATCAGATAACGCTAACCAATTTACAGTGCGGATTGAAAGCACTACAAATAGCACCGACAAAAAAATTACCTTCGGCTTTGACGATAGTTCTGAAACGTTTATTAGAAAGCGGTTCAACACGAACCCACAACTTGCTTCCACTCAAGGAGACTTCTATGCTTCGGCATCTTTCGAGCCATACTGGCTAGGTGAAACATTCGAACAAGAAGTGCGAGATGATAGTCTTGTTTCAGCGGCTAGCGTTGGTGTTATTCTGCCAATTGCACTGTCCTCCGATAAAACTGTTGGTCCTCACAATAAGATCATCGGTCATCAAGAAGCATACACCGGATGGTTTATCGGACAAGATCTTGAAGGTGTTTCCGGCAGTTTTGCACCTCAAAAGCTGGCTAAGCTGTTCAGACTTAAGGGTCGCGGCCATGGTGAATGGTTAAACAAGAACGCGAAGGTTTCAATTGAGAGAATCAGAGCGTCAAATACAACAACGAGCGATTATGGTTCTTTCTCGGTTGTACTGCGCTCTCTTAATGACACAGACAACAGCAGACAAGTTCTTGAAAGGTTCGATAACCTTAATTTAGATCCAACTAGCCCAGACTTCATTGGCCGCAGAATTGGTGATCAATATCAAGAGTGGTCAGAAACTGAACGCAGACTTAAAACTCGTGGCGATTACGCTAACAATTCAAAGTATGTGTACGTAGAAGTGGAATCAGATGTTGAAGACGGCGGTGCGAATCCGTTACTGTTGCCATTTGGATTCTACGGACCACCAAAATATACTACTGTCGCTAGTAACGGTGACCATGGCGAGGGACTTACTGCTGGTATGGTTTACTGGAGTGCAGATTTATACGGTGCTGGAGTCGCTGCAGACGGTTCAACCCACCCACTCAGATGCTCCGGTTCCACGACCGCAATCGGCGGATTATCATTCCCAGTCGTACGACTCCGAGCCAGCGCATCAGAAGGTGGCCTGTCAGATCCGCGCAATGCATACTTCGGAATGCAAAACACTAGAGCGCGAACCTCAACTCGCGCCGACGCCAGTGTCGCAGATGTACATGGTATGCTTGATGCACGACTTACAAACTATACAGCGTTCACGCCAGATAAGGCTGATATTACTGGAGTTGAGGGTGCCTACATCTTCACCATGAATGATATTAGACTTACCGGGTCGACTTATTACTACGAGTCTGGCTCTTACAAGAGCGGTGACGCAGTTTCAGTCAACGGTGGAGGAACTTATAAGACCCTACTGCAAGCAGGATACGATAGCTTTACTGCTCCGTTGTATGGTGGATTTGACGGATTCAACATACTGTTACCAGATCCCCTGTACAATGCAGGTATGGCTAGTGCAACAGAAACAAATAGCTCTGCTTACTACTCACTGAAGAGAGCGATTGATACTGTAGCAGATCCAGAAGTGGCAAATATGAACCTTATAACGGTTCCTGGTATCACTAACGAGTCTTTGACTAACCACTTGATTAATGTTTGCGAGGACAGAGGTGATGCAATGTCCCTGATTGATCTTCCAAACGTGTACTATCCACAGCACGAACAATATGATGGTGGCGACAAATCCGCCAGAATTGGTGTTGGGGTTGATTCCTCTGTAACTTCCCTCAGAGATAGAAGAGTTGATTCATCTTACGGTGCAACATTCTACCCATGGGTTCAAACTAGAGATGCACACACAGGTCGCGCACTTTGGGTACCACCTTCTGTCGCAATGATGGGTGTATTGGCTAGTTCGCAAGCAGCATCACACCTTTGGTTCGCCCCTGCCGGCTTTAACCGCGGTGGCTTATCGGATGGCGCTGCAGGAATCCCTGTTACCAATGTTACCGAAAGACTGACTTCCAAAGAAAGAGACAAGTTGTATGAGGCAAACATTAACCCAATTGCGTCATTCCCATCTAGCGGAATCGTAGTCTTTGGACAGAAAACTCTCCAAGAGCGCCAAAGCGCACTCGACAGAATTAATGTTAGAAGACTGGTTATTTACTTGAAGAAGCAAATATCTGTACTTTCTACTCAAGTTCTCTTTGAGCAAAATGTACAATCAACCTGGAACCGCTTCAAGTCACTTGTAGAGCCATTCTTAGCTAACGTTAAAGTCCAATTTGGTATCACCGATTATCGCTTGATACTCGATGAGACAACCACAACGCCTGACCTTATTGATCAGAACATCTTGTATGCGAAAATCATGGTCAAGCCAGCGCGCGCAATTGCTTCAACTGGCGCATCATTCGATGACTAATTGAATAATTGGGGGGATATTTCCCCCCGAACCACTAATTAAATTTAGATACACTAATAGGAGTACCCAAGAAATGCCATTTTGGTCTGAAAATTTCGGAGAAAACAGCGGGCTTAACGACCCAAAAAGAAACTTTAGGTTTACAGTAGAATTCCAAGGAATTGCATCTGCCCAGGGAGGTGCAAAATTGTGGTATGCAAAATCAGCTACCAAGCCATCATTTGCAATTAACGCCGCAGAACACAAATACTTAAACCACACATTTTATTACCCAGGAAATGTAACATGGAACGACATTACAGTTACCATGGTAGATCCGACTGACCCAGACATGGCGGCAACTCTTTCCGCAATTATTGAGGGTTCTGGGTACAAACCGCCCACTGATTCAGAAGACAGAGCTTCCATTTCTAAAGCTAAATCGGCTTCTTCTTTGGGCACAGTAATTATCACTCAACTTGACTCAGAAGGAAATCCATTAGAAACTTGGACTTTATGGAATTCTTTCTTAACAGAAGTTAAATATGGTGATAGTCTAGAGTATGGAAATGATGATTTGACTGAACTTTCTGTAACAATCAAGTATGATTGGGCCAGACTTGAGACCAAGAACAAGGCTGCAGCTGGTGGCGGTCAACAATCTTTCTTTAACGCATAAATAAATAACATAATAGAGGTGCATATTGTCACGCAATAGAGATCGTCTGGGGACGAACGTTCAACAAGGTAATTCGCCCCCTCCTCAAACTATACAAGAAGATTCGGGATTCTCATTTGTTGTCCCAACCGAGTTTGTGGAACTGCCATCAGGAGGCAGATTTTATCCCGAAAATCATCCATTGCATGGTTGTGATACGGTAGAAATAAAACAAATGACAGCAAAAGAAGAAGATATCCTTACTTCCAGGGCATTGCTTCGAAGCGGTGTGGCTATAGATAGGGTGATTCAAAGCATTCTTATGAATAAGAGAATCAACGCCGACAGTCTTCTCGTTGGTGATCGCAATGCAATTTTAATTGCTGCGAGAGTGTCGGGCTACGGTAATGAATATAATACTACTGTTGCATGTCCAGCATGTGGCACCACTCAAGAATATTCATTTGATTTACAAGATTCAGTGGTTCACACCGGTGACACAAGAAGTTTGGGAATCCAAGATAACCAAGATGGAACATTTACGACCGCATTGCCAAGAACTAAGGTAGAAGTAACGTTTAGACTCTTAACCGGTCTGGATGAGAAAAATATGATGAAGCAAGCTGAAAATGCTCGCAAAAGAAAAGGCGTAGAAAACGCGGTCACAGGATTAATAAGAAATATGGTTGTTTCTGTCAACGGTGACGAATCAATGCAAGCAATTAATTACTTGATTGAAAATATACCCTCTTTGGATGCTAGACACCTTAGAACATGCTATAAAGAAGCTGCCCCAAATGTTGACTTAACACAATATTTTACTTGTGAAGAGTGTGGTCACGAACAAGATATGGAGGTGCCGCTCACCGCGGACTTTTTTTGGCCTGACCGGTGAGTACATGGAAAACATCTATGAGCAGTTTTTCTTTTTAAAATATGCTGGTGGGTGGTCCTTTTCCGAAGCTTACAATCTACCCATTGGACTCAGAGTTTGGTTTGTTAAAAGGCTATCAAAGCAAATCAAAATGGAAAATGAAGCAAACGAAAGTGCTTCCAAAGGTAGAGGAAACTCTCAAGAGTTAACATCGTTTAATCAACCAAGAATGCCAAACGAATTGGCTCAGACTATAAAGAAGACGTGATTCACGTCTTTTTTTGTTAATAACTAATTATTTTTAGTAGCATTGCGAGGAATTTAAGTTGGCTATCGAAGATCCAAAAAGACTATCAGAAATAAACAGACTGATAGATGAGTATAATCAAAAAATCCAAGCAGGTATTGCTCTAAATAAAGAACAATTAGACCAGTATGATAGATTAATACAAAAAAGAGAGCAATTAAAACAAAGCTCTGATGCTACAATTCAGTCTCATCAAAAAGAAATTGAACTGCTGGAAGAATACTTAACAAAACTTTCCACTGTCGGCAACACTATAGATGGCAACTTGCTAAAAAGGCAAGTAATGATAGATAAGATGGAGGAAGAACTATCGCTTTTACAAGAAGAAATCAAAGCGCAAGAACAAATTACTCAAAATGATTTAGATAGAGTAAAAGAAATAGAAGATCTTATCGAGGCACAAAAAACCGTTCTATCAGTTGAAGAAGATATGAACAAAGAAATGAGGCAAACAACCTCTCTTGTCCAAGCTGCTGAAAAAGCAGCAGCCAAAATGGCCTTAACGCTAAAGACACCCGCACTAGCGCTGGGTCAATTAAATATGGGTCTTCAAAAGTTAGGTGGATTCTTGACTACCAAATTTATTGATGGTTTTGCTGGTATGATAACCAAGTTTGATGAAGCAACAAAGGCATTTGAAACTCAATTTGCTGTTGGCGATCAATATAAAACTTTGATAAAAGAGCTTTATGATGATCAGGTTATGTTAGGTGTCGGAA